TGTAGTTTGTCTTTCGACCGTTAGATATTACTGCCCTATTACTCGACTCTTCTCATGAACTAGAAGATGTTCTTGTATAGTCTAAAGCTGTAGATTGTTTTTGTTTGTCAGCGATCGGCCATTTAGCTATTGAGAATTCGATGGTTTTCTCTCTTATAGTTGTCTTTTCGCCTAGGTTTTCAAACACATTTGTGCAATTTTTGATTTTCCCATGGTTAATCATTAATTCTGGCATCTGCATTGTAAGTAGTTTGCTGTTTTTGTTAGATGATAAATGTCAAGTTCTAATTCAGGCCCCTCATGTTGTATATGAGTGTGGTGTTGTTTTTTCTCGATATTTATTCTAACTATCTAGGTTGCCAATCGGTACTAGATATTTGCCCAATTGCGGAAAAATAGTATTTTCAGACCTTCCCTTCTTTGATTCTTAGAAGTTGTGAAACCTTGATTTGTGTTTTTCCAGTGTCCATGAAGAATTTAAACAGGCTGGGTAGAATTTGCCTGATGAATTGAATTGTAGCCTTAACATTGTCGTCACTCCCGATTTATCCGTTGTGATCGTAGATGTTTCCGTTTCTTGTCAAAACCGTTTTCAGCTCTTAACAGCACACGCTACATCGACTCGGAATCGCTCTGTAGTGTTCTAGGTTTTCTTGTGTGTCAGTCATGAAGGTACCAGACGGATACGTTTGGTATTGGGTAAGAGCCCATTACGTGAGTTAGAAACTTCAATTTTGATTTCTCAATTCCCTGTAACCTGTTTATCGTCCCTAAGTGAGGCCCAGAAGGCGCGCTAATTTTTGAGATCAATTTCAGATGATTGTAGTTGTACGCAGCTATAATTTGTAATGATTATTTTCAATTGATTGATTTGATGTCTAGGTTTCTTTTTGCGTTTAGGAGTCACCCTGCGGGTGACAAATTAGATTCGATTGCCTTGTAAGAACCGCTCTGGGAGTTTTATGTCACAAGAACGATTTATCGTAGCACCGTACATAATCCTACCCCTGTCGTTGCTAATGACCGGCTAGCCTATAAATAGAATGGTACGTTACGCGTTTACGTATGTTTTGTGTGGTATTAATTGCGGAATAAAAAACAATAACCCACGCGTTGCGGAGGACCGAGTTACCGTAGAATGACGAAAAATCCAAAACAAACATTTGTAGTTTATAGTTCAATTTGTGTGAAAAGTCGATACCTAAACCTTTGACATGGTACCAAACCTTCAATCCGGATAGACTCCTTTACCCAAAGATTCAAGGATTTCTTTTGAAAATTTGATTCACCATTTGATTTTGACTAATTCCTGCTCGGGACATTTAACGTGTCCCATCTTAGGTTTCTTGTTGCCAAAATGACATCGTCTACTCAGAATATGTCCGTGAAAAGTCAAAACGCCGTCCCAGCCACCACCCTTGTTATCGAGAACGTACACGATAACAATCTCAACAATCAAGTTCAATATCCTCCTGTGATTGATGAGAAGATTCATGATTCTGTTTCGAATGTTCCCACTTTAGTTGAAACAGTGTGGAACGAATCCATAGGTTCCAGATCTATTGCTCGACCTGTTAGTGAGCCACTACAAACTAACAAAACTTCGTACTTTGGTACGTTAAGTGATCCTGGTCCCGATCCGAGCAATGTGGCTCAAATTCTTGCTAACCGACTAGCAGATAAAGAATTACCTGCACATTCTCCTGTCCCGTCGGAAAAATTGGAAGAGAGTTGTGCTACCTCAGCAAATTCCTCAGATGCATGTTGGGCATATGATTATATGCATTTGTTAAATACTGCAAGTGCTTATGAGGAAGATGTTAAATCAGTTGTCAGTTCTGTGGAAGAGAAGAATCCGTTGAACATTTTTGATAAGATCAAACATAAACTTGGTATCAAAGAACTGACACTCCGTGCATTGCTAATTAAGCATGCCAAGTTTACAGACGAGCAATTTGCGCTACTTGATAGGTGTGCTGAATTGTTTGACACATTTGAGAATATTGCGTTTTTAATTTATAACATTTGCAATAGTGTCAATTCAATACAGGTGTATGGAATTATATACACCTATCTTTCCACTATTTTTGGACGAGAAAAGCTCCTGGTCAAGAATGCTGTCACAGCTCTTGCCACTGCTGCTACTTCTGCAATCGCTCGTGCTCTCAAGCGAACAAAAATTCAAGTTCATGCATTTAGTGATGATGTATCAAAGTTTTCGGCCATTTTTACACATGTTTTGGATTCAGGGTTATCGAAAGCTATAGGTGGGCTCATTGTCACTGCAGCTTCTATGAAGATGTTTAGTTATGATGCTGCCCAAAACATATACGATGTATTGGGTCATCCAAAGAAGATGTCAATATTGGAATTGGCCAAATATGTGCTTGACGCATTTGCTCAACTCATCAAATATGGTGAGCTTTGGCTTACAGGCAAAATGACTTTCATGGAATGTTTGATGAAAGATAATCCGCTGGCGCAAGCATTGGCAGAGTGTGAAACATTGTTGAATCAAAAAGACCTTACTTATAGTGGATTACCAGTTCCTGGTAAAATCGATCGGACTGATTGGTTGACTCGTTCCACAGGCGTTCTAACAGTTTTCAAGTCCACCATGCAGAATTTGAGTCCTACTCTACAGAAGTACAAAGATGTTGAGAAGAAATATTGTGAGTTGCAAAATGTTCATAACTCGTTGATTGATGTTAATTCTCCTCGTCCTACTCCTGCTTGTGTTTTATTGTATGGAGATCCAGCTATAGGCAAAAGCAACATCGCAACTCTGATTTATGAGATTCACGCACGAGCACACGGTAGGGTACATAAGCCAACACATGTTTATAGCAAAGTCAAATCGTCTCAATATTGGGACGGATATCGTCCAGGTGAACATCCTATTTGCTTTATGTCTGAATTAGGTTCTGACAGTATGATTTTTGCGACTCGTGTCAAAGATGAGACAGTTGATTTATTAACTTCTCTTGTCGATTCTAATCCACTTACTTTGGACATGTCACGTGCTGATGACAAGGGAAAGTATTCATTTAAGTCAGATCTCATAGTTGGTGATACAAACAATGTTAACCTGAACATACCTTACCAGAAGATGAATTGTGCTGCATATTTTCGACGTTTTGTCTACGTAGAGCCTAAAGTCAAGGATGCTTACCGCATGGATGGCTCTACTGCTATTGATCCAGATAAATGTGGTGATGGTTCTGCTTATCTAGACAAATATACATTCGCTGTGTATTTGCGGAAGCCTGGTAGTGATTGCCGTAGTTACAAGACGCATTATCTGATGAATCATGCGGCCGATGACGATGTGTTTAAGTTTTACAAAGTGATGTATGCCTTTTTCCAAAAACACACGACGGATCAAGCAAAAATGTTAGCGGCTCGCTATGACACAAAGACCTATGATGTCTATGCTCGCAATGCTAACGTTGCTGCACCATTGCAAGTTCATGGTAAGTGCACGAATGCTTTGCACAATCCTTATGATTCTTCTGATACAGATGGTAGCACATGTTCACCCTCGTGTACATATCGTTCTGAAGAGAAAACAGTTTTTCAGGAGATGCCACGCATTATTCCGTCCCAAGTTCCACATGTTCGAGCGAAGAAAGGTTGGAAACAATCTGTGAAAGATTGGTTTGACTTTGTTGGATTTAGGACGGTGATGTTTGGTCAGAGTATCAAGACGAAAGTAGACAAGTTTTGGGACAGTGGTCCTGGTCGATTTCTTGATACTAGTAAGCACGTGTCGGAAGAATTGGGCTATGTTTTGTATTATGAAGTCATGAGTTGGTTGACCAATATTGTTGCGCGCAATGCGCAACCCGACGCCAAAACTTTCGACTTTAGCTGGCCACGCATAACTCTTGCTAGTATTGCCACTTTGTTTTCTGTTTCATTTGGATTCAATCCTTTAATTGTATGCTTCATGCCTGTTTTGTTGTGCATAGACAAAGGGATTATTAAGGCCAATCTTTTCAAGAAAGAATTGGAAGATTTTTCGGCAAAATCCAAACGTATTGCAGTTGAAAAAGTTGCTCGCATTAAGCAGTATGTTGGTTGGGAAGTGCTTTCTTTCCAGTTGCGACGGTTTGCTACATTGCAAAATGGAATTCTTCTTATTTCTGGAGCCATTGGCATGATCATAGCTGGTATGGCTGTTGCCCAGATCTGTTCAGATTATATGGAAAAGAAGAAGGATGAACAAGCGATAAATGAAGCAGCCGTCACTCTTATGGATCCAGAAGTTCCATTGAAAAAGAAGGAAGAACTAGCAGAACGGCTTACAAAGATCTCGTCCAAGCTACCTGAAGAAGAAACCGTGTCAGTTGATCGTGTTCTTAAGCGTCCATTTGTTTTGCCAAAAAGTGTTGTTGATGCCTGGAAGTCTGAAATTAAGTCAGAGGAAGTTTATGCAGAATTGACACCAAAACCAGAAGTCCACACTAGTGAGTTCTTGCAATCAGCTGAAACAACAGACCGTATTTTGAGATTTGAAGAAGAGACTCAAGCAGGAAAATCGTATTCACGAGTTGCCAATGCTCAGACGAAGTTTTTCAATTCTATAGTCCATCGTGAGCCCGTTGCTTTTACTGGTGAGGTTGATGAACTAGCTCTTATTGCAAATAGGCATGTTCGTCGTGCGAGAGCCAACAATATGATTCAGTACATCACACTCGTACGAGCAGATATAGCTCTTGTTAACCATCATTTGATTTTGAAATTGCCTTGTGATATTTCTATTTCACACATTGGAGCATACGCTGATCCTGAAGAACAGAGGCGAGTAGTTACTTTAACTGAAAATGATGTGGTTGTCCTTGGCAATGATTATGCCTTGGTTCGTCTTGCCGGTGTTCAGTCGGGTGATCTTTCCAAGCATTTCATTAATGATTTACCAAGTGATTTGCCTATGCACTCTATGATCGGTAAGGACAAAGTAATTGCATTTTTTGAGAAGAAGGATGAGATTTGGGGCATGGGCAGTCTTCCTATTCCTATTCACTGGTTTTATGCTTATTCTTGGAAAATGGCAGAACCAGGAATGTGTGGTTGGCCTTTGATTGTTCCCATGGGAAATGGAGCAGTTATTGCTGGTATGCATGGTGCGGGAATGAACAAAGAATTTGGTATGGCCGCTTTCATCACTCGTGATCAAATTGTGGCTGGAATCGAGAAGCTACAAGTGAAGTCAAAGTTGATGCCATTGAAAGTTCAATCTAGATTTACGTTTGAAATGGAAGAACCTATTTATGCCTCTGCATTTAGACATATGCGTCTTCAAGGTTTGGAATATTATGGCAAACTCAAAGGTAGATCAGTTTTAGCTAATCAAACATCTAAATTGGTTCCAACGTTTCTTGTGAAGTCTGGTGCTATTAAGATTTTCAATGAACTTGTAGGCTCTCCACCTGAAGTACAGTATCTCCCTCCTATGATGCGTAAGACCAATCGAGACGGTGTTTTTAAATCACCAATCAACTACGGTCTTGGTAAAATGTCACAAGTACGCGGTCATCCTAACCGTGATGTTGTAAGACGATGTGTAGATGTTCTGACAGATCATCTGATTAAGGGTTTGCGTGCTAATGGTGTGAAGAAATTGTACCCCAATGACTTGCAAACTGCAATTAATGGGGTCGCATACGATGCTTATCTCCGCCGGGTTGATGCTTCTAAATCTGCTGGGTTTGGATATCCTGGACCTAAGAGTAAGTACTTACCTATTGTATGTGAGACTGAGTCTGGACCCAACAGAGAACCAATTGCGCAAGTTTTGGGGGAAATCGTAGCAGCATTGGAGGCTTATACCAAGAATGATGCGTGTTATGGTTTTGTGTACTCAGCTTCATTAAAGGATGAGCCCCGAAGTTCGGATCGAGCGTTGAGTGGTAACACACGTTTGTTCTATGTTTCACCCATGGTATTACTCATTTTGGCGCGTATGTATCTTGCTCCTTTTTACACTCTCATGGTTCAATTTTCAAAAGTTTTCCATGTTGCAATAGGAGTAGACATGCACCGAGAAGCTCATGTGGTTTGGAACCTTTTGAGTAAATTCGCATCCAAATTCATGGAGGGAGATTATTCTAAGTATGATTTGGTCATGCCTTTTGAGATTAAACATGGAACCGCAACGGTTATTGTGAATGTTTTGAAGGAGTTTGGGTACAATGAAACAGCATTGTCTGTTGTTCGTGGGATCCTGACTGATGAATTGTTTCCCATTGTTGAATTGTTGACGGACATGTTCACTCTTGCTGGCATTCAGTGTTCTGGTTCATATGCTACTGCAGAAAAGAACAGTCTTGATGGCTTCATGTTGTTTTTGGTTTGTTGGTATTCGAATCCCAAATTAGCTGAGAAAGATTTTTTTGATTATGTTTACCTTATGCTATATGGTGATGATGTGGTTGCAGCTGTTAAGCCTGAAGTTGAAGATGAATTCAACAATCTCACCTACAAGCAGTTTTGTGCTGATGTTTATTGTATGGATTATACCCCTGCTGCAAAGAAAGGGGAGATGCAGAAATTTGTAACAGATCCATCATTTTTGAAGAGAACGTTTAAACATCATCCTGTATTGGATAGAGTTGTTGCTCCTATAGCATTGGATTCCATACATAAGACTTTGAGGTGGATGATACCGTCCAAAGAAGCCACTCCACAAGAACAATATGTCGGTATGATTTCTAGTGTTCTTGCTGAGCTCTATTTGCAACCTCAGATTGATGAATGGCAGTATGGAAAAATCAGAGCGTTCTTCATCTTGCAAATGTCAGCCCACTTTTCTGTTGATCAAAAAATTTATGAGAAAGCATTTTTATGTTATGATCGTATGACTGATCAAATGGTTGCAAAGGATGATTTCTCAGGTGTTGTCGAAATGCACTCTAAGCGCGATGTTCTCAAGATACCCGCATACAATCCTCGAATTGCTCGTCGTGAAGAGAGCAAGTTGATTGAACCAGTCGAGCCTCAACCTATAGGTCATCCTGGTTGCATCAACGTTTCCAATTGTTCTAGCTCTGATGTTGGAACCGATGGTTTCGTCGATGATCATATTGTGGTGTTTAGTAGACACATTGATGTCTTGGAAAAACAGTTGGCAGAATTAACTGATCCGTGTGAGGGTTTGACGCATGCTGATGCTATGAAACTTTCACATTACGGTTGTGATCCATTGTTTCGTGAAGAAGTGGATAGATGGTTTGAGTTGCAGACAGCCATGTTGGGACTTAAGGAGACAATTGTTGTGTTGCGTAAAGGAAAGATGAAGAGAGGTGTCATACAATCTCAATCTCGTTTCGAAGTCAATTGTGATTCTGTTTTGCAAGAGATCATTATGATACAGCAAAAAGTCGTTCTCATCACGAAGAAGGAAATGCCAGGTGTTCACAAGATGAAGTTCCAACAGAAGTTAGAAGACACCAAATCTTATTTCACAGCAATTGCCAAACGTTTAGCATTCGTTCATGGGTGGGATTACACAACGGATTGGGACAAGGATACAATACTTGGATTGTTACGTATGTGTATCGAGGAAATGTCTCTAGCAACTAATGATTGGATTGAAGCGGTCACTTCCGTTAAAGAAGGTGAATTCTTGCCCTCAAGAGTTCGAATTTTTTCTGACGTTGAATCCAGCTTGACTGTGATTATGACCACCCTTCTTGCTATGGATGATCGATTGAGTCCCTCTAAGAGTGAACCCCCTGAATACAAACTGCAAGTGCAATCTAAAGTGATAGCCGAGATAGAACAAGATAGTGCACCTTCTGAAGTTAAGGATGTAGTTATGACGGACGTTACAGCACCGATTGAACAAGATGTGCTTTCTATGGAGAGCCCTTATGCAGTTTTTAAGAGGTCGCAAACTGATCTTGATGCGTTTTTCCAACGTCCTATGGTCCTGAATTCATCTTCCGTTGCATTGAATACAGATTTCAATTTAGTTTTAGATCCCTGGCAGACTTTTTTCACTGATGATGCCGTGAAAGCCAAATTGAGAAATGTAGCATTTGTTAAGCCTGGTAGGTTGAAAATTAAGTTCATTTTATCAGCTACCAAGTTTCATGCGGGTAAGCTGATGATATGGTATGTGCCACAATCACGGAACAATGCAGTTGCTGAATTTTATCGCACAAATATTGCCACATCCTATCGCTTCAATATGCTCAAGTGGGGATCACAGAATAATCCAGTCATTATTGATGCCAAATTGAATATTCCTGTTGAGATTGAGTTGGGCTATGTTAACTTTCAACCACTGATCAAGTTGTTCAATTACAGTGCTTCTGCCTTGGGAGCGGGAGGCATTTTTAATGACACAGTACGTTTAGGAACATTGTTCGTTATGTCATTGAATCAGTTTACAGCCTCTCTTGGAACACCTACAACGCCTTTTCTAGAGGTGTTTATGCACATGGAAGGCATTGAATTAGGTACAACCACAGGTACTCAAATTGCAATTCAGACCAATGGTAGGGATGAGAGGAAAGTTGGACCAATTGAATATGTAGCATCTCGAGTTGCACAGATTAGTACTGCCGCCACGCAGATTTTCCCATGGGCTACCGCTAGTTCTATACTTTCTAGTAGCATAGCTAAAGTGGCAGCTATTTATGGATGGTCTCGTCCCTTGCTAATTGAGAAGCCGCAAATCATATGGTCTCAGCCGTACACGCCAGGATGTAACGTAATTGGTGGTGAGATGGGTCATAAGTTGACTCTTGATCCCATGCAAGAGTTGAGTATAGATACATCCGTGATTGGAGATACTCATGATTCCACAAGTATTGCTTGGTTGGCAAATATTCCGTCTTTATTGACGACGTTTACGTGGAATTATACACACACGCCTTACACGGTTGAATATACTGGAGCAATTCACCCCGCTCTTAATGATCCATTAGTCGGTGTTACAAATTGGATTATTCAACCTACAGCATCTCATTTTGCTGTTCAACCCTTCACGTATTGGCGAGCGCGACGGTTTCACCTTGTATTTGAGGTTGTTTGTAATGCTGTTACTACAGGGAAATTTTCTATCATTGTGGAGCCTAACATTTCTCAGTATGCAATTGGCACAGTTGCAATAGATCCTATCAATCGTGATTCTGTAATCTGTGATTTGTCTGTAGCACAGACCTTTGAGGTGTGCATAGACTTGATTGCTTTGAACAGTCGACCTTGGTTGAACAACGTATCGATAGCAAACTCTGTGAAGGGATTAGGTACTATACCTAGTCCTGGAACTTGGCAAGATGCAGCAGCAGGATATTGGATGTTCGTCCCTATTTCTAAGATCCAGTCTCCAGATTCCATTAGCTTGCCTGTCAATGTTTGGACGTGGTATGAAGATCTTGAGGTGAATGTCATGACAAGTCAGTTTTTGCCCACCACTCGTTCTATGACCCAGTCGCGTAAGGTGTCAGAAATGGGTAATTACACTGATCCTAACAAGAGAAAGAAACCACCAGTTCCCAAATATAAGTGCTCTCGAGATGACAGAGAGAAAAAGCAACTGAAGGATATTCAAAGTGGCAAAGTTGCGCGGTTGCAGCAGAGGATTGAGAATCTGCGCTTGCCTATTAAACCCAAAGCAGTGCGCGCTGTTTCACCGTACGCCGATAAAGGCAGTGGAACATATCAAGTGCACTCACGTCCGTTTGTTTCAGAAGAAAATCCACCACCTTGTGTTCAGCTCAATGACGAAGTCCCAGACCCTAAAGGACTTTGTGAACACTATTTTGATGAGCGTCCCATCACATTCGGATCTTTGCTGAAGCGTTATGTTTTTTCTAATTACGCGTCAGGCACAGTGGCCACCACCGATGCGGCTTTTCGTGCAACAATCCCAATCATCCCAGATATACAACCTGTGTTCAATGGATCTGCTATTGCAGTTCAGAATACATGGC